ATTTCCCGTCAAGAAAATTTTGGTATATTCGCTTTACAACAGCTGCTTCCTCAGGAACAATTACGAGTTTATCCCCTTCCCATCGATAGCCATATATGAAGAACTTCGCAGACGGCATGCCCTGTTGGAACCGTTTCTTCACCCGCCATTTGATATTCTCGCTAATGGACCGGCTTTCTTCCTGGGCAAATGATGCCAGAATGGTCAGCATCAGCTCACCTTCGCCGCTTAATGTATGGATATTTTCCTTTTCAAACCATACTTCGACGCCGATATCCTTTAGATGACGTACCGTGTTCAAAAGATCGACTGTATTTCTGGCAAACCGCTGAATGGCTTTTGTAAGGATGATATCGATTTTCCCTGCTTCCGCATCAACAATCATTTTGTTGAACGCATCCCGCTTCGCCATTCCCGTACCGGAAATGCCATAGTCTGCATAGACACCGGCATATTCCCATTCAGGATTCTGCTGGATAAAGCTGCTATAATAACTGACCTGTGCAGAAAGTGAATGCTGCATCCGTTCCGATTCCACGGAAACACGGGCATAGGCTGCTACTTTCTTCCGTTTTTTGAACGGTGATATCGGATGCTCGACTTTGAGGATTGTTTTTCGCATAGAATCCACTCCTTTCCAACACTATATATCACTCTGTTTGATACAATTATCAAGTGTATAAAGAGCCGGAAAAAGGCTGATATTTTTCGAGCATCTGGCGCTCTGCCGTATGATATTCGCTCTCCGTGATAAGTTTTTCATCACGCATCGACTGCATCAGATGTAATGTTATCAGGAACAACGCTTCATTCTGAAATGTTTTCTTATCCATGGTGACCACCGCCGAAACGGTACTCAATATAACAGGCATGGCAGCAGAACTTCCGTTGGCTGTTTCCGTAGGCCTTAAATACTTTGCCGCAGTTCGGACAGGTAAAGGTATAGAATGCCTTTCGCTTCACTATATTGATGGAAATATCGCCCTGCACCGCTATCCGTCCACCCCCTGCTCCATCACGGCACAGAGTGATAATTTTCCGTTTCTGTTCATCCCTCATATTGGCCACCTCCTGAAAATTTGATTCTCAGGAATAACAGGACAAAAGCACTGTCGTTAAGTACTTTTGAGGTAAAAAAAATACGGACGCCCTTTACGAGCATCCGATGTGTAAAATCTTATTCAGTTACTTTGTGATACTGAATAACACTGGAAGATATCACCGTTTATCTGTTTTTTGTGTAAGTTGATTAAACAAATCATTCCCTATCATTTGCAAAGATGTCCGAGCTATATCGAGCATAACATTTATCATATTAATGTTTTCCCAGTGCCCTCCATCACCTTGCGTATAAATTGATGCCGCTTGAAGCATAATAGTACGATTATTGCACAAAACAAATTTGTTTTTACAAAGGTTGGTGTTAATTTTCATTCCGTAATTGGCAGCAGTAAGTCTATCGAGTCTATTAAGGGTACCATCTTCATAATGTAAAGTGTAGTCACTGCCATCCGGTCTTTGTATCGTAATGTCATGTGTTAAGAAATTGGATCCCTCTAAAAACAAAATATATGGAAAATATGGTTCTGATAACATGTAATTAGCGATCTCACATACATTTTTATGTGCACGCTCAATAGCATTTCCTGCTGCCATTAAGTCTTGATCGTTATTTTTACCAACTTTTACTCCTGTCTTTATGTTATCAATGTCCTTGCCTTGGAATTTAGCTTCTGAAACGACAACAACGCGCCAATTTCCATTATCGTCTTTCACTTCAACAAGCCCGCCATCTGGGATAATCCGTGCCGTTTTTAAGAAAAGCATTTGACCAAGATCTTTATCTATCTGATTCAATGCATTGTTTATTTCTTGTTTGGAAATATTTTTTCTATATCTGAAAGTCAGCATAGGATATTCATCTTGAAGCCGTTTCATTGCAATTTGGGAATTATCAGAGACTTTTCTGTCATGGTCTTGTGCTTCTTCATCAAATATTCCAATAACGCCTTCTGCAGCTTTCTGCTGTGTCGTTAATCTGTTTGATTGTTGTTTACCCTTCATATGATACCACCACCTTTTCTTCATTTTCTTGTTGCTCTAAAGTAGAAAAAAAGGTTTTTACATTTTCTACGCTTTTATAATCTGTATTTTGTCCTTTTTGTCTTACCAAATCCATATGTTTACTAAAATAATTAACAGTCGTTTTTTCACTATCACACATAAGACAGTGACGTCCCTCGGCAATACACGCTCTTCCAGTTGTTCCGCTACCTGCAAAAAAGTCAAGTACAACAGCCCCTGGATAAGAGAGTGCTTTAACTAATCGATCAATGATTTCTACAGGTTTTTGTGTCGGATGTCCCACACGTTCTTTGCTATTGCCATTCAGTCTTCCAATTTCCCAAACATTAGTTGGATTTTTTCCTTTCAAAGTGTTTTCAGGATTTAACCTCTTGTCTTTCAATGCAAGCTGCAAATCTTTTTCTGGATATGGCACTCTCACTGAATCAAGATCAAAATAATAATTATTTGTCTTCGCAAGCCATATTATTTCTTCATGCCTATTTGCAAAGTATCGATGCGCCGACATACCATTTTTGTAATACCATACAATAGTATTTATCAGCTTAAACTTTGTATGATGTCTAACATATTGAATAATATCTATCAAATCTCCTGATTTTACATCTCGAAATTGGATACCACCAAATATAACCATGTTACCGGAGTCTGCTAAAACCCGATAGGCTTCATCAAGCCATTTTGCAGCCCACTCAATGTAATTTTCATAGATATCCCATCCTGCAAGTTCAAGATTATATGGTGGGTCAATACAGATAAGTTGAATTGATTTATCGGGAATTGTTTTCAGAAAATCGCAACAATCCATGATGTTGATACATATCATAGGTTTATTAGGTTTTATAAAGTCGGCTGCAGTTTTGTTCTTTAGGGTATTATTTTTACGCATTTTATTTAAAGACATCAACGCATGATTATGATGTGATTTGTTATGAATTGCCATTATACTGGCCGCCTTTCTCTAATTCATCATTTATGAACATTTTGTATAATCATATCATAAAAAGAAAAAGATTGCGAGATTTATATACTCCATGTATGTGTCAAAATATTCTCGGTAAAAAAATTAATGCCCTATGTTGACCGCACAATGTTATCAGGAACAGCGCTTCATTTTGAAAGATTTTCTTATCCATGGTGACCACCGCCGAAACGGTACGCAATATAACAGGTATGGCAACAGAACTTCCGTTGACTGTTCCCGTAGGTCTTAAATACTTTACCGCAGTTCTGGCAGGTAAAGGTATAGACCGCCTTTCGCTTCACCAAGTCAAGATGCCTGTTCCACCATTTGTTTCTGCAACTATCCGAACAGAAGCGTTTTTGCTTTCGTCCCGGGACCTGTTCTATCTGCTTGCCGCAGCATTCACACACTGATTTTCCACCAGTGGAAATTACCAGATTGCTCCGGCGGCAGAATGACTTGACTGTATTGACCGAAATGCCTATTTGCTGTGCTATTTTCCCGTATCCCAGACCGTCTCGGCGTAAAACGATAATCTGCCTTTTCTCATCGTCCGTCATATTGGACACCTCCTAATCGTTACGAGGTAATTGCCTCTATAAGTAAAAGGACAGATAGATATCAATTAAGAACCCAAGACATAAAAAAAGGACCTGCCAGAGTGATGAGACTCCAGCAGATCCAAGGTATATATTCTTATTTTCGCAGCTGCTTCAATGTTTCCTGCAGCCGGTTCGGTATGGGTAGTCCCACCCGTGCGACATTTTCCACAATAGAAAGTCCTTCATTGGACAGGTAGAACAAGATGGTGGCAGTCCGTAAGGCACTGCCGGAACCCAGTATCGTCACATCCAGCGTATGAGCCATACCGACAAGTACAAAAAGAAGCACCTTCCGGCAGATGCCCATAAAGCCGATCTCGCTGGATAGCTGCCGTTCCCTGCAGGCACACAACACACCTGTAACATAATCTAAGCAGACAAACGTCAGCAGGGCATAGAGCAGATTGTCAAAACCGCCGATGAACCAACCCAGCCAGGCACCGACTGCCGCACACCCGATTCGTATTTCATTCCAGGTCATTCTCATCACCCCGCTAGGGTAGCCTTGATTTCCAGATACTGGTCTCCGTATTTTACATTATCAATAAACTGGATGTTGTATTTCTGTCCACGGAACTTGATGAACCATTTTTCCGAAATATCCGAGCGGTACCGGATGACAAACGATACATCCTTTTCCAGATGGACGGCTGCGGCGAAAAAATACTCCCCGCCGTGGATATTGGTCACTTTGGCCCATGTGCTGCCTTTGCTGACCAGAGTGGTGTCATAACCGCCCTGGCCATCAGAGACATCCTCTTCCACTACAAACTCGATTCGCTGCTTCATTTCCCCGATATCCATCAGAACACCTCATCCCGGTAGGAAAACAGCATGGCCCGCATGAGCTTGATCATGGCATCGAAGTCCGCCGTATCCCGGTTCTCATACAAATAGGCCACGCCATACAGGATGGCCGTCTTGATGTCCTCCGGCAGCGTCGTGTAGTCGCTTAACGGATGTCGCAGTACATTTTCCACCGTCGTCGTGGAGGACTGGATCAAATTGTCGATCAAAGCATCCTCCACATCATTATCAATACGCAGGTATAATTTGGCTTCATCCCGTGTTACTGCCATGCTGCCACCTTCCTTCTATTATTTACTGGCCTGCTTGAGCGTCTTGATGGCTTCCGGCAGAACGATCTTGGCATCGACACGCTGGGAGCCGAGAAAGCCGACCTGCCCGGTAACCGCGTATAATTCGTTCAAACGCTTAAAAGTGCGGCCCTGCCGGTCGGCAATCCAGTAGTAAGAAAAGTCACCGAACAGCACCGTCTTGGCATCGGCTGCCATCTGCGGCATATACCGGCTGGTAACGACCGGGCAGTTCAGGATCTTATCCGGCACATCGGCACTGACGGAAGGCTGCCAGATGTACTGTCCCTGTGTATCCTTCAGCTTCCGGATGGCCTTGACGGTGCTTTCATGCAGCAGCAATGTAGCCGACTTACGGTACGGTTCGCGGAGCGAATAGTACAACTCGATCAAATCGTCGAAGGTAATAGCCGTAGCGGATGCAGCAGTCGAGCCATCCGAAGCACCGGCGGCATCGACAAGGATGCCGGACGGACGATCCGTTCCGGTGCCGGTGAGAAAGGCTTCTTCCTCGGCATTGCCCAGCCTGCGGGCGAACTCCTGCGCCATATATCCTTCCAGGTCGAAGGCGGAATCGTTCAATAGTTCCTCGGACACCTTGACGAGCGTACCCAGTTTATGCGCCCCGATGGACACCTGACCAAATGTAGTGTTGCTTTCGGTGTAGGCTGCTTCTTCATCCGTCCATGCAGCAGTTCCCTCACTGGCAACGACCGGAATCTTATGGTCGCCGCTGGCGGTCTGGATCACATGGGACAGGGAGCGCAGCACATTTTCCTCAGCCAGCATCTGGATCAGCGTCCGTTCAAATTCGTCCGGTACGAGGTAGCCGCCCTGGGGATCGGCCCCTTCCTTTAAGGTGTTGCGGATTTCCGGACGGGACTTGCCGCGCATGCTGTCCCAAAAGGCGGGTGCATAGGCATCACTGAATCGGCCATGCTTAGTTACATCCTGCTTTGCAGGCTGGTTAACGATAGCACTCGATGTCGGCTTGCTTAATTCAAGATCAATGGCAGCCTGCGTCTTCAGCCTGTCGATTTCCTTGCCCAGCGCCACGACATCGGCTTCCATCTTGTCATAGGTGGCAGCATCTTCGGTGGA